AATGAGAACGCCAATGTCGGTAAATTGGGAAGAATTCAAAACCGAACGCGAAGAACATAAGTGCTTGAAGTGCAAAACTAGCAAACAAGCCGAAGTAAACGCCAAAATGGATTTGAGAAAACAAAGCGTCTAACTAAACACCGGGGGAAACCCCGGTTTCTACTATGAACTCAATCGATCCTCACGAAGCAATCAACTACATGATTAAGAACGCCAAAGCCTATGCACAAGCTAAGGCTGAGGTGACTTACCTAGAGCAATACCGGAAATCTAAGAAGGCTATTCTTTTCGCTAGTGCGCTAGGAAATACGATTGCTGATAAAGAATCCTACGCCTATAGCCATCCAGAATACCTAGAGCTACTAGAAGGGCTTAAAGCGGCTGTAGAGGAGGCTGAGAGGCTTAGATGGATGCTGGTAGCAGCACAGGCTAGGATCGATGTCTGGAGGTCGCAGGAGGCTTCTAATCGTGGTTTAGACCGGAATACTCAATAGGTTAAACATATAACAATGCGTCCACGTTACGAGCGACCACAGGATTTAGAAAACGAGCAAAACGTTCAAAAAATTCTGATGCAAAAATGGGCTGTTGAAATGCATAAGATGCCAATTTCTTATCATTTAGATTGGGTGGTGACAAAAAACAATAAAGTAATTGCTTTTGTGGAACTAAAGTGCAGGAAAAATTCTATTTTGAAATATCCTACGCTAATGTTATCGATGCACAAGTGGATGCATGGTAGGCAAATGGCAGAGGAAATTAAAGGAGTGTTTCTTGTAATCGTGCAATGGGATGATGGTTTGTATTATCACAAGCAAGGCACAGCCAGCGTTACCTACGGAATTGGTGGTAGAAAGGATCGTGGTGACAGTCAGGATATAGAGCCTGTTGTTCATATCCCGACAGAAAGTTTTAAGCTACTTACCTGATAAATACTCAATAGGAGGAAATATGAACGAGATAGATGATTCCAATTTGGCACAATGCTGCTCCTGTGGGTTTGTTGATTATTGGGATGAGATTCCTAAAGGAAGATGCCCGTGGTCAGAGGACTATCTAACCGAGTGTCCTGAGTGTGGCGAGGTGGATAATATGGCTGACTACACGGTAGAGAGAGCAGCACGAATCGATGAGAAAAAGCGACAGAAAATACCTAGCTAAAGTGGCTGACTTTGGGTGCATTATCTGTTATAAAAATGGGTATCCCGGCACTCCGGCAGAGATTCACCATGTACGAGGTATGTTGCTAGGGATGGGAGTTCGGAACTCTCACGACAATGTTTTGCCTCTATGTCCAGAGCATCACAGGGGTAATACTGGCTATCACGGGCTTGGTCGTAAGGCTTTCGAGCGTCGATATGGTGTTACTGAGGCAGAGCTTCAGGACGAATTGGCGGAGTTGCTAAATGAAAAAGATGACTAAGGCTCAGAAGAAGGTTGGTAAGGTAATGGGTGAGTACAAAGAAGGCACTCTCCATAGCGGTAAGGGTGGTAAGGTTGTTACCAATCCGAAACAGGCTATTGCCATTGCTTTGAGCGAGGCAAAGATGGCTAAGAAAGGTAAGAAATGAAGGGCGTTCCACATTATTTACCAAATGGAAAACTCTATACTGGAGCTACCCATAAAGTTGGTAAAACTCTAATGACAGGCGCAAAGCATACTAAGAATAGCCAAGTGTTAACTCATACTAAACCGAAGGGGTCAAAATGAAGCCCGGACTTTACGCCAATATTCACGCTAAACGGAAACGTATCGAAGCTGGCAGCAAGGAAAAGATGCGTAAACCGGGATCAGAAGGTGCGCCTACGGCTAAGGCTTTCAAACAGGCTGCTAAGACTGCGAAGGGGAAGAAAAAATGATGAAGAACGGTAAGAAGATGTCTGACAAGGAATTGCTAAAACAGTATCTTGAGGACGAGAAAGAAAAGAAAAAAAACGGGGTCAATGAGATTGAGATAGAGATCAAGATTCCGATGGGCAAGAAAAAGGGTAAGAAGAATGGCGATTAAGCGTGGTTCGGAGGAATTTGCTGGCTATAACAAGCCCAAGAGGACTCCGAGTCATCCTACGAAAAGCCATGCTGTTCTCGCCAAGCAGGGAGAGCAGGTCAAGTTAATTCGATTTGGGCAGCAGGGTGTATCAGGTTCTCCGGCTAGAGAGGGTGAATCTAAGTCTGAGGAAGCCCGTCGAAAGTCGTTCAAGGCTCGTCACGCAGAGAACATTCAGAAGGGAAAGATGTCTGCTGCGTATTGGGCAAACAAAGTTAAATGGTAATGGATAAAGTAATTGTCGGAATTGAACTAAATGGTGTTCGTGGTGAAGCTGACTTATATGGCTATTCGTTGTGGTTGGCGAAACATCTTGGATTAGAGGTCTGCCCAAAGTCTATAAGAGGTTTCCAGCATGGTTGGATTTGGTGGGATATACAACCGGGCGATAGACATGGATTTGATCCAAATTTTAATAAGCATATTGGGTGTTTAGTTCAAGACGAAAAAATAGAGAAACAATTACTTTCTGAAAACATTTTTGCCAAGGCTTGTGGGTTGCCTTTTTTAAATTTTCTTGCCAACGAAGAAATAAAAGTAAAGAGAAACAAGGGGAAGTTGTACGTTCCTGCCCATTCAAATGCTTGGGGTGATATATCAAAAACTATTGATATAACAACAAAAAGATATGCAAATAAGGGTTATTCTGTCATGTTGGGGTGGAATGACAGGCATTTAAGACCAGAAGGATTTGAGGCAATAGAGATTGGTGCTGGTGCTTTAGAGACAACAAGTTTTTATCGTATGGCAGATATTTTATTGTCTTATGAGGAAATGGTAACTGACTCTATTGGTAGTCATGTATTGTACGGATTAGCTTGTGGAATGAAGGTTGGAATTGACGCAAATACGTTTGAATTAGCGAAATCAGAAAATACTTGGTTAGGTACTGTTGAGACAAGTAAATTTTATAATTCATTGGATTATATAGATCAGCGGTATCCGGGTTTAGTAATTCAGGATAATTGCCCAAGTTATAATCAAATGCCATTGATGGGTAGTGAGACCCCAGAAAATATTGCTAAGTTGCTAGGTTGGGAATACACAATTCATAATGAAACCATGAAAGTTTAATTTCATGGAAGCTATCGTCATCTGCACAGTCAAGAACCCCGGCATTACGATATTGCTGGAGAGTATTAGAGTATATGCGCCTACCTTACCAGTTTACTTATGTGGAAGTGACCTTGGGTTATTGGGAACAGCCAGAAGAATTGCCCCAAATCTTATCTTCTTCCCCAATAGTGCTACCAATTTTGGAGATGCGTACAATCACGCTATATCCTACGCCTTCAAGCATGGTAAGTTTGATTCAGTAATTGTCAGTAACGATGACGTTGTTATCAATCCAGAAACAATAAAGTTATTAGCAGAGGACTATAAAGTTATTCGAGATCATGCTCAAAAAGTAGGATTTTTGGGCGCAAGAAGCGACTATGTATTGCCAGACCAGAACATTAGATTCCCTGTGCATGATGACAGGCAGGAAGGTGTTTATTGGGCTAGTGAGGCAAAGATTAAGGAAACTCAGGTAATAGCACCCATATTTGCCACCATAAGTAGGGAGGCATGGGGTAAGGCAAAGTTTCCTAGCACGAATTGGTATTCAGATAATATAATTTGCCATGACCTGCAAGAAGCGGGTTACAGGCATTTCGTATCAAGAGCTTACGTTCACCATGCCGGGAGTCAAACGGTAGGGATGGACTACAAGAAATGCCATGAGGAGCCGAGAGAGTGGATTAAGGCTCACAGACCGGATATGTACGAGGCTATTTATGGCAACACTTGAAGAAACTCTAAGAAAACTAGGACTAGCTGCGGCTAGGGGTGTTCCTCAGCTTGCTACCGGATTTGTTGATCTGGCAGCGTTGCCATTTACGATGACCGGAGTAATGAAGCCAGAACAGGCAGTAGGCTCAACGGCTTACTTAACGTCTAAGGGTTTGTTGCCTCCACCGCAAGAAGGATTACTTAGCGAGACTACGGAACTGGTATCAAGTGCCATGAATCCAGCTACAGCGACTAAGGCTGCATTGGCTAAGGGTGGATTACTTACTGCTCCTGTGGCTTTATCTGGAATTATCAGTCCTAAAGTTGCCAAAGAAATACCAATGGCAGTTAATTTGCCTAAGTCTGAAGAATTTATTACTGCGGTTCAAAATACGCCTACAGCGCAAATAACTGACGAAGGCTTGTTACTAAGGGTACAGCGTCATCAAGTTCCAGAACAAGCTGGCAAAGAATCTGTCCGTACAGGTGTTTTTTATTTGCCTGAAGGCTCATCAAACGCAAGATATTACAAAGCAGCAACGGCTGGATATGGTGGGAAAGAAGCAATTTCAGGTGAGACTTTGCTAAAGAACCCTTTATTTGTCAAAGGCGCAACAGGCGGCAAAGCTCCAGAAATGGCTTTTGATGCAGTAAAAGGTAAGGGGGCAATGAAAGAACTAGACTCTGATGTGAGTCGAATTGTTATGGGGTCATCCTTTATTAAGCAAAAAGACCCTGCCTTGTATGAAGAAATGGTCGCAGAGTTTTTGCAGAAATATGGGTCAGACCCAAGCAAAGCGGGTTACATAATAGAAAATAGTAAAAAGGGAAATCAGCTAAAGTATGCGTTAAGAGAAAACGCCATAGCGAATACAGTAAGAAACGCAGGTTACGATTCTGTACTTGGTTACAGTAAGGCTAAAAAGGGCAACTTTATTTCAGAGATATTTGATGTAAGAGAAGCAACTTATCCAACGAAAGAAGGCGGCTTTACGCTAAACCCAATGTTTCAAAACAAGTAAGCAAGACACCGAGAGGTATTGCAATTATGGAAACAGAAGATCATAAAGTAGAAAAAGAAAACGGATTTGGTAAGGGCAGACCTAAAGGGTCAGTAAACAAGTCCACTAAGGTCGTAAGAGAGGCTATTGCAGAGCTATTGAGCCGTAATAGTCAGTACATGGACAGATGGCTACAGAGGGTCGCAGAGGGCGATGAGGTCTTAGGCATGAAGCCTGATCCTTATAAGGCATTGGACATCATGCTGAAGATGAGTGAGTACCATATACCTAAGCTGGCTAGGACAGAGGTAACGGGTAAGGATGGGGAAGCCCAAGAGCATATTGTGAGATGGGGAGGACGGAAATGAGCTATAAGCCAGTAAATTGCCCACAATGCAGCGCGTTCCTAGTGAACAACAAATGCTTGAACTGCGGATACGTTAAGTGACAGAGATAGCAGCCAGATTCGAGTCTAAAGTCGAGCGTGTTCCGTTCATGCCTTGTTGGATATGGACAGGTGCGGCAAACGAGCATGGTTATGGCGTAATAGGCCGTGGAAGGCGTGGCGAGGGTAATGAGAAAGCCCACCGACTTGCGTATCGGCTGTACAAGGGAGAAATCCCAGAGGGCAAGATAATCTTGCATAAGTGCGGTAATCCATTTTGCGTCAATCCAAGCCACTTAGAAGCAGGAACCTACAAAGAAAACTCGGCTGATATGCTGCGGATGGGTAGGCATTTCATCCCAGATAATTCAGGCGAAAATGCGAAGTGGGCGAAGCTAAACGAGGAACAGGCACGAGAAATCCAAGCGGCTAAAGGCGGTAAAAAGGGGACTGGGACAGCATTAGCTAGGAAGTTTGGCGTTCACAAGTCAACGATTTATCAAATATGGGCAGGGGCAAATTGGAAGAAATCCTGATTCCGTACGATCCTAGACCGCACCAGCACGAGCTACATGATGCGCTAGACAATCAGCGGTTTGTTGTTGCCGTTATGCACCGTCGTGCTGGCAAAACAGTAGCCGCAATTAACCACCTTATCAAAGCCGCGATAGAGTGCGACAAGCCTAACCCAAGGTTTGCCTACATTGCGCCTACCTACAGCCAAGCCAAGAGAGTCGCTTGGGACTATTTATTAGAGTACACGAGGCCACTTAATGCAACTGCAAACATTGCTGAGCTACGGGTTGATTTTTGGGGGCGTAGGGTTAGTCTTTACGGGTCTGACAATCCTGACAGTCTGCGCGGTCAGTATTTCGATGGCGTGGTTATCGACGAGGTGGGCGATCAGAATCCACGTATTTGGAACGAAATCCTTAGACCTGCTCTTGCCGACCGTCTTGGGTGGGCTTGCTTCATTGGCACTCCTAAAGGTGCTAACCATTTCGCTGAACTAGCCGATAGAGCTAAGTCCGAGGAAGGCTGGAAGTACCTAGAGTACAAGGCTAGCCAGACCAAGATACTGCCTGAGTCCGAGCTAAAAGCCGCCTATCGAGAGATGGGTGAGGACAAGTACAACCAAGAGTTTGAGTGTTCCTTTAACGCAGCGGTCGAGGGTAGTTACTATGGGAAACTTATTAACGACCTTGAGAGGGATCATCATATTACTGATTTTCCTCGTGACGATCTGTGTCGTAGCTTTACTTCATGGGATTTGGGCATGGGTGACTCTACAGCTATATGGGTTGCTCAAGTGGTTGGAAAGGAAATTAGACTCCTTGATTGCGTCGAAAATCATGGGCAAGCGTTAGATTGGTACGTTAATTGGCTAAGAGACAATAAGTACGAGGGATTCACCCATATCCTGCCCCATGACGTACAGGTTCGGGAGTTAGGCACAGGAAAGAGCCGTAGAGAGGTCTTAGAGGAGGCAGGGCTAACTATAACGATTGCGCCTAGATTGTCTGTGGCTGACGGGATTCAGGCCGTTAGAAGGCTGTTGCCGAGATGCTGGTTCCATCCGAGGACGAAGCAGGGAGTCGATGCCTTACGGAACTACAGACGGGAACATGACGAGAAGCGGCAGATATTCTATGAGAAGCCGCTACATGACTGGTCTAGCCATATGAGTGACGCTTTCAGATACCTAGCGATAGGTCTTGACGAGACCGATAGTTCATGGCAGACATCATTGCCAATTCCTACGAAATGGATTGTATAATAGGCAAAACCCATAAGGATTTGCTATGAAGATGGACGAAGGCACGATTAAAGGTATTCTTGAGAACGAAATCGATAACGCTATCGGTTACGTTGACACCGAGACTACCGATCAACGAGCTAAAGCACTAGAGTACTACCTGCGTTATCCGTATGGCAACGAGGTAGAAGGTCGCAGCCAGATTGTGACGGGGGAAGTAGCCGAAGCAATTGACGGCGCTTTGCCGCAGCTAATACGTGTTTTTACCACCACAGAGGATATTGTTTCTTTTGAGCCTCAGACTCCAGACGATGAGGAGTCCGCTAGACAGGCTACAGACTACTGTAACTGGGTCTTTTACCGTGAGAACGACGGTCTAATCATCCTGCATAACTGGTTCAAGGATGCCCTGCTACAGAAGGTCGGTATCGTCAAGGCGTACTGGGAAGCCCAAGAGGATGTCAACAAGGAAACATACAAGAATTTGACTGAGGATGAGTTAGCTCTGCTCTTAAGTGATCCGGGCATTGAGGTAACGAGCCAGAAGGTTGAGATGATCGATGGCGGTGTAGATATGATGGGGATGCCGATTCAGGTTCCTCTCTACACGGTCAAGGTCAAGAAGGTTAAGAAGTACGGCTGCGTCAAGATTGAGAACGTACCGCCGGAAGAATTCCTGATTAGCAAGTCTGCACGAACCATTGAGGATAGCCCGTTTGTAGCTCACCGTCGTTTAATGACGAGATCAGAGCTAACGGCTATGGGGTTTGATAAGGACATTGTGGAAGGTTTGCCTAGCTATGATGACCTTCAGTACACTCCTGAACGAGTAGCTAGGTTTTCTCAAGGTGAGCAGCCTGACGAGAATATCAGCCTTGACTACACGATGCAGGTGGTTGAGGTCTACGAGTGCTATATCAAGATCGACGTTAATGGCGATGGTATAGCTGAGCTACGCAAGATTGTCTATTCTGGCAACGAAATCCTAGATGACGAGGAATGTGACCTAGTTCCGTTCCACAGTCTCTGCCCTATCCCGATTCCGCATAAGTTCTACGGTCAGTCGTTGGCAGACCGGACGATGGACATCCAGCTAATCAAGTCTACGGTAACGAGACAGATGCTGGATAACCTGTATCTGACGAACAATGCAAGAATCGGAATAGTTGAGGGTCAGGTCAACATTGATGATGTTTTGAACGCTACTCCGGGTGGCGTAATCCGTATGAAGTCGGGTGGTGCTATTGCGCCTATCGAGGTTCCTGCGGTAACGGCTCAGGCTTTCCCATTGCTTGAGTACATGGATGGCGTTCAGGCTAAACGGACAGGTGTTAACGACCAGCAACAGGGTCTTGATCCAGACGTACTGAACAATGTCTCGGCTACGGCTATCGCTGCGATGATGAAGTCGAACTCTGGCAAGCTGGAGTTGATTGCTCGTATCTTTGCGGAAACAGGCGTTAAGTCGCTGTTCAAGGGGATTCTGCACCTGCTAGGCAAGTATCAGGATCAGGCAAAGATTATCCGTATGCGTGGCAAGTTTGTGACGTTTGACCCTAGATCGTGGACTAACCAGTACGACGTAGCCATTAACGTAGGGTTGGGTTCAGGGGATCGTGAGCAGAAACTGGCTATGCTCCAGATGATTATGGCTAAACAGGAGCAGATTCTGACTCAGTTTGGCGCAAGTAACCCGCTGGTTAGCGTTGCTCAGTACCGAGATACATTGGCTCGAATGATTGAAGCGTCTGGTTTCAAGGATGCTAACGCTTTCCTTAACGAGATTTCTCCAGAGTTGAATGAGCAGTTGTCTCAGCCACAGCCTCCAGCACCGGATCAACAGGCTGAAGTAGCTCAGATGTTGGCTCAGGTAGAGCGTGAAAAGACCGAGGCTAAGACTCAGATTGAGGCTGCAAAGCTAGACCTAGAGCGTCAGTCGTTAGAGGCTGAGTTTACCCGTAAGGGCATGGAAATGAGCATGAAAGCCCAACAGCAAGAGGCTGACATGAGGATTCGTGAGGCTGAGTTAGCGGTTAAACAGCTACAGGCTATCTTAGCGATGGACTTGGCTGACGAGGATACGAGAGCTAAACAGGCTGATATTGTCCTGAAGGCGATTAAAGAGCTAGGGAATCTGACTGCATGAGTAAAGCATATTGGGCTGAGATACTCCTGAAGGACGAGAACTTTCAGCAAATGATGGAAGAACTACGGTCGCAAGAGATTGCCAAGTTCGCAACTAGCGATTATGGTCAGGTAGAGGTTAGAGAGTCTGCTTATCGTCAGTTGAGGGCAATAGAGTCGATTGAAACGTATCTCGAAGGGTTAGCGTCAGAGAAGCTAATTGAGGAGAAGCGGTTAAAGATTTTGTAACCCGTTTCGGGCGGTTCCCGATATAATTTAGGAAAGAAAAGATGAGCGATACTCAAGGAACGACACCGGAATCCGGTAGTCCAGAGTTGAATGTAGGTAGTGCAGCTGACGCTATTTTGGGTCTTATGGGTGGGGAAGAAGGCTCCGAACAGGAACAACCTGAATCTCAAACCGAAGCCAACGATAGCGAAGCCGAATCTGAGGAATACGAAGCGCAAGCAGACGATTCTGATGAGGTAGAACAAGAAGATAGCGATGATGAGCAAGAGGAGCCTCAGACGTTCCGGGTGAAAGCAGCCGGAGAAGAACGTGAGGTAACCCTTGATGAGCTTATCAAGTCTTATCAACTTGGCACAGACTATACAAAGAAATCGCAAGCCGTAGCTGAAGAACGTAAGGTAGTCGAGGCTGAACGACAGCGCATTGAAGAAGCCAAGTACCTACGAGACCAGTATGCGGAACGGTTGCAGGTTATCGAGCAGATGCTCAACCAGCAGCCAGAGACAGAGAATCTGGACTATTTGAAGGAAAACGATCCTATCGGTTATGCCGTGAAGGTCGCAGAACTCTCTCAACGGGAGAAGCAGTTAGCTCAAGTTCAGGCTGAACGACAGCGAATTGCACAGCAGCAGGAGCAGGAACGTCAGGAGCAGCTAGGGTCTGTGATACAGGCTGAGGCTCGTAAGCTGGCAGAGGTTATTCCTGAGTATGCTGACCCGAAGAAGGGTGATGCGATGAAGCGGGAACTTAGGGAGTTTGGACTCAAACTAGGGTTCTCTGAACAAGAGTTAGCGGGAGTTTATGACTCTCGTGCAGTTCTAGCGTTATACAAGGCGATGCAATACGATAAGTTGCAAAGCTCGAAACCTGCCATCACGAAGAAGGTGAACGAAGCCCCGAAAGTTATGAAGTCGGGTGTTGGAAAGAGCAGAGACAGTAACGAGGAACTGAATAAGTTAAAGGCGCGAGCAAAGCAAACCGGAAGGGTAGCTGATGCCGCAAGAGCATTTGAACGATTCTTATAGGAACTATCATGCCTACATTTACAGCACATACCGCGATTGGTCAGCGCGAAGATTTGACCGACATCATCTATGACATCTCGCCTACTGAGACTCCTTTTATGTCATCGGTTGGCAAGACCAAAGCTACAGCCGTTTATCACGAGTGGCAGACTGACTCATTGGCTGCTGCTACTACTGCTAACGCAGCGATTGAAGGTGCAGACGCTACATCGGCTACTCTGGCTCCTACCGTTCGTCTTGGTAACTACACTCAGATCATCCAAAAGACCGTTCAGGTTTCGGGTACTCTGGACACAGTAAACAAGGCAGGTCGTAAGTCGGAAAAGGCTTATCAACTGGCTAAAGCATCGGCTGAGATCAAGCGTGATCTGGAAACTATCCTGTGCGCTAACCAAGGTCGTTCGGCTGGTACATCGACTATTGCTCGTAAGCTCGGTTCTCTGCTGTCATGGATCAAGACTAACTCGTCCGTTGGTTCGGGTGGTGCTGATCCTGCGACTATCGGTGTATCGACTCGTACTGACGGTACTCAGCGTACTTTCACCGAAGCTCTGCTGAAAACTGTTGTTGCAGAGGTGTTTGATTCGGGTGGCTCACCTAAGATTCTGATGGTTGGTTCGGCTGGTAAGCAGAAGGTTAGCTCGTTTGCTGGTATCGCTGCACAGCGTTACATGGCTCCGGGCAACACTCCGACCACCATTATCGGTGCTGCTGACGTTTATATGTCTGACTTTGGCACGATGTCGGTTGTTCCTAACCGCTTCATGCGTGTTCGTGAGGCTCTGGTACTTGATCCAGAATACGCTG